CAAGAAGGTCGCTTGGGCGAAGCCGCAAAGCAGAAACTTGCATCCGACATCAACATCGCTATCATGAACGTGGCCGCGGCTCAAGGTTCTTTGGTCGTGACCGTTAACACTGCGGCTGGTGACTATGATGATGTGGCTTTGTGCGACAGCATCATGAACGAGCAGGGCGTTCAAGCCTTTGATCGTTACTTGGCTTTGTCTAGCCGTGACTACAACGGCATCGCTGGCAACATTGCTGGTGGTACTGGTGGCGCATCTGTGTCACGTAGCTTTGCAGGCACTAAGTCAAACACCGCTTTTGAGCGTTCTTTTGTTGGTCAGGTCGCAGGCTTTGAAACCTACAAACTTGACTATGCAAATCGCTTGACAGGTGCATCTGGTGCTGACCCAACGATGAGCACTTTGGCTGCGGCTAACAACTTCTACGTGCCTGTGGCAACACAGACTGCGACAACTGGTGAAACGCAAAACGTGGACAATCGTTTCCAAACGATTACCGTGTCAAGCACCACTAACTTGCCAGTTGGAACTGCCATTGAGATCAGCGGAGTTGAGGCTGTCCATCACATCACCAAACAAGGTACTGGATTTTCCAAGACTTTCCGCGTGGTGAGCGTTACTAATGCAACCACTTGTGTTATCACACCTCCCATTATTTCCGCACAAGGTGGAACTGATGCTGAGTTGCAATACCAAAACTGTATCGTGACAGCAAACGCCACAGCAACTGTCAACCGCTTGAATACAACAACAGCACCTATCAACTGCTTCTGGCAGAAAGATGCGTTGGAGATTCTGCCTGGTCGTTACTCTGTCCCCTCTGATGCTGGCGTTGCAGTGATGCGTGCCTCTACAGATCAAGGTATCGAGTTGGTCATGCAAAAGCAATACGATGTGAATACCATGAAAACCAAGTATCGTCTTGATACCTTGTTTGGCGTGGTTAACAAACAGCCAGAAATGTCTGGTATTCTGTTATTCGGTCAAGTATAAGGAGCCATCATGAGCTACAACGTAATTTTTACACAAGGTACTGCTACAGTTACCGTACCCGCAGGCGAGAAAATCGCTGTTCAGGCCTTTTCACCAGCACTGGTGTTTCAAGAAGTTGGCTTCCCCAACTTTCCTGATTCACAGGATTTGTTGACTACGGTTGACAACACAACCTTTGTTTCAGGCGCATTTACCAATGCCACCAACGTGACTATTCAAGCTGGTGCATCGGGCGCGAATTACGCAGTTGGTGTTTCTCCAGTAATCACTGATGATGGCAACTGGCAACCTCAGGGTGCGCCAGCTGACATAGCTGATGGCGGTTCAATGATTGCCACGGCAGCCAATGTGCTAACTGGCATCGTTACTGCAACTCCAACTACCACTAGAAGCATCCAACTGCCAACAGGTGCAAACCTTGATTTGGCAACAGAGTGGGCAATTGGTGAGTCTTTTGACTTTAGCGTTATCACTTTGGCTGCATTTGCTTTGACTATTACTGTCAATACAGGTGTAACCATTGTGGGTTCTGCGGCAACTGCTGCTACGTCTGGTGCATCTGCACGATTCCGTTGCCGTAAGACTGCGGCTGACACGTTTATTGTTTATCGTATCGGTGGTTAAAACAAACAGGCCAGCAGAGATGTTGGCCTGTTTAACATGGAGATTGAAATGCCAGGACACACAATGAAAATGGGTAAGAGCGACAATAAAATGTCGGATGTCATTAAAAAAGAAATGAAAGCAGGCAAGCCTCAAAAGCAAGCCGTTGCTATGGCGTATGGCATGATGAAAAAGCCAGCCGCTAAGTCAATGAAAAAGAAATGATTAAGTCAGCCGCAATCGTTAAGACCAAAACTCTTGCCCCGTGGCGGGAGTTGCGGTTACAAAAGCGAAAGCTGAAAAAGTCACAGGCCGCAGAGCGCAAAGCAACAAAGCAAATTCGACCATCGCCCATCAACTCACAGATTATTGAACCTGATGAGCTGGTTGTTGAGACTGTTGATGACAGCGCACCGACCCGTGAGGAAATGTTGCAACAAGCTGAAGCGATTGGGATGAAGGTTGACAAACGCTGGTCAGATGCGACACTGCTTAAACACATTGAGGAGTTGGAATGGGCTACACAAAACAACAATTCATAAGCGCAGCCCTTGAAGAAATTGGCCTTGCGTCTTACGTATTTGATTTACAGCCCGAACAGCTTGAATCTGCCTTGCGTCG